GGAGGAGGAGGGTCCATAACCGCGTAACCATCGTACTGGTACGCACGCGAGCGTGTGCTCATGACGACATAAGCGGCGGTCTTATAGTTGACAACAGGTTGCGGAGACACCGCCGCGTACCCCGCCATCTTCTCTACTACAGACGTTGGCTGTAGGAGAGCATACCCGTTGTACGCGAACACGTTGGCGGATTCGTTCAGAACAGCATAGGCGTTATACTGGTAAGCCACCGCAGGGTTCGTCGGCGGGTACAGGACGCCATAGCCATTGTACTGCGTTACGCTCCCTGCTGGGAGGACAACAGCATACCCGTTATATTGATATGTGACCGCCGTAGTCGGTGCAGGAGCGAGCACCGTGACAATACCAGCCTGTAGACAATTAATACCAGTCGGGGGACCCACCACCGCAGTGACACCGCCAGCGTAGACGTGCACCGCCTCCTTCGGCCCGACGACAACCGAAGCAGTTTGCTTGTTCAGGCGTCCTCCCGTCTTGTACCGGGTGACGACCGCAGCAGATTGCTTGTAAATCCTTGCGGCCACGGCGGGCTACCTTAGGTCTTGGCTCTGAGAGCCAGTTGAAGTCCGTTAACGTCTGACTGCGTAAACGCAGAGGCCGTCGCTGGGTTTGTTTCTAGGATGTTGACGATGTTGACTACACCGTCTGTTGGATCAATCGTGTCTGTTCCGCCTGAGTAGAAGGTGCTGCTGATAGAGAGACCGACATCGATGTTCGGTGTTGTCGCTCCCGGTGTGCTGAGTACGCGCGCACAGACAGCGATACCTTTCACGACAAGAGTGGATACCGCCGCGTTCAAATCGTCGATGACGTAACTTGAAGTAGCGTCTGACGAGTTCGCGTACGCCGTGTCCGAGCCTGAGTTGATAAAGTCGTCTATGACTGAGTAGTCCCCAGTCCACGCACTGAAATCTTGTGTCCCTGTGATAGGGGCTAGGTTAGATACGCGCCAACCAACGGTTGACTCGCTGGCAGCGACAACTTCAGAAAGGTACTTGGTGATGTTAGTACGCCCAGCAGTGAAACGAACATAGCGAATTCCACCGCTTCCATTCGTGGAAGTATCCCCTGTGAACGTATACTGTAGCGATCCTCCCTGATAGATGTGTATCTCACCAAGAGATGCGTGGATTTTATAGTGGATGTCCCAAGTTACGCGCGCAGTAGCAGTTGTAGTCATGGTGCCTGTCAGCGTCGTACCGTAGGTCGTCCCGTTCGTAGACTTACGCACGTCAACGATTGGACCAGAGGCGTTCTCCACGATACCTATCTGTAGATTCCCCGATGAACCGTACGTAGCTATGAGGCTCTGACCGGATGTGACGGAGTTGACGTTGTAGTCCAGCTCAAAGTGTAACCAGAACTCCGAATATTCCGCACCGAGGTCCAACCACGGTTCCGAGGTACCGTTGGAAATTTCAATGGCGTTCCGACATATGTTCTGATCGTAAAAGTCGGAAGCGAAGGCGGAACTGTAGTAATTCGGGTGTGCGCCACTGTCGGCGATGGACGGCACCGCCCAAAGCGTATTCGTGTGGTCTGTAGCTACGGCGTAAATCGTCATGACGTTATGCCTCCGAACTCAATCGCGTTAACGTCGGATTCTGACCACTGAGCACTTACCGGGTTAAGTTCCATAACTTGAGAATACCGCACCGGGCCGTTCCCAGCCGAAGCGCCAATGTTGTTGAGCGTGTAGTTTGTAGAGGCGTGTCTAGCGTACAGGGCGATGTTGGATATGGACGCAGCGCTGTCTATCGACCCAGAGGCAGCGATGGCTACTGCTTTGATGTCGTGGTTTGCTTGCGGCGTGACCATGTTCTCGTAGGACATCGTGAAAGAATCCGACGCCGTATCCGTGAACACCGCTGAAGTGGCGTCTATCTTTCCCGCGTTATCGAGCAAGTCTGTGTAATCCCCTGTCCAGCCGCTTACCGCCCCAGCCGCCGATGGTCTAAGCGTCTGGTACTCCCAATCGAACATCGGAACATCACTCACTATGATGTTGGAATACTCCCAGGTCATGGTAGTAATGAATCCTGTCAGAGTCAGGTAGTCCCATGTCGTGTCTACGGTATTATACGTCCCCGTGGTGTCGATACGAAGCTGGCGATCTACGAATAGTTTGAGCGCGCCGCTGGCCCCCCTCTTGAAGTACAGATCGACAGATATAACAGCGTTGGTGGTGTTAGATGCACCAGACGCAATCGTAGTGTATGTCGTACCAGCGCTGTTGTACCTACAGCTAAAATATGCAGTCGTTGCTGTGTTATAGATTCTGAACGCGTCTTTACCGGTAGAAGAGTTGTACAGCGTCAAGAATGGAAATGTTGTGCTTCCAACACCGGGAAAGATGCGATACAGGCTGAAGTGCACCCAACATTCACTGACCGACGTGCCGAGATGGACGCGTGCGTTCCCGCCGAATCTCGTGGCGATGTTGTAGTCGGCAGAACTCACAGCGTTCGTGTTAAAGTTAGGGTGTGGACACTGTTGGAAGCTGTCCTGCTCATTAGCTACTGCGTATATCGTCATGCCGTTTCCACCCCGAACTCTATCGCGTTGACGTTACTTTCCGTCCACGCATTCGTTGCTGGGTCGGCATTCATCGTCTGTCGAGCGTTTGAGGCCGTAGTTGACAAGTTAAGGCTATTCAGGAGGTAGTCTGTGGAGCTAAGTCTGGACTTGAACAGTACGTCTGTCGGCGTAGAGCCGCTTTCCAGAATCCCTCTTGCGGCGAGTTGTACCGCAGCCACTTCACGAGACGCGTCCAGCGCGTCCATACTGGCATAGGTGGCCAGGAACCGTTGCCCTGTCGCGTTGACATTTATGTCTGTGGACGTATTCCAGAACGGGGCCTCAGCGGAATCATCCACGTCGGTATACGCGCCTGTCCATTCCGAATACGTGCCGGAGCCGTCTGGACTTATGTGGTCAACGAAACAATCGAATATAGGCTCATCGGCGACTATTACCGATCCCGCTATGAACATGACAGACGTGCTAGTCGATGCAGACGTACCGCTGAACTTTATCCGGTCAAACGTCGTATCGGGGGTGTTATACGCACCGCTGACTGACACGATGAGCGTACCCGATATCCAACACTTCAGTACTCCAGAAGCTCCTCGCTTCCAGTAGATGATGAACTCCGTTACGGATTCTGTCTCCGTCAGGTCCATCTCCGCCAAGGTGACATACGTCGTTCCCGTGCTGTTGTAACGGAAACGCCAGTTGGGATGAGATGTTGTGGCAATGTGGAATAGCTGTAGGTTATCCTTACCGGTGCCTGAGTTCACGAACGATATAACAGGTATCGACGTGCTAGAGGCACTAAGCGCACCAACGAGAACGCGCACCCACACCTCATCGACCCCGGAGGCGAGATCGATGTTCAGTGGATTACTGCTATTTGTTCTGAATCCGCCCCGCTGGCCGGAGTCCTTCACAGTCGTCTGTCCAACTGTCGTCAGCGACGATTCATTCGTGAAGCACTCTATCTCGTCCACGACTGCTAGGATGGCCATAGGCTCCTCCAGTCATTAGACGGACTTGACTCCGACCTCGACGCCGTTGACAGCAGCCTGACTCCATGCCGCAGCAGTGTTCGGGTTTGTTTCCCAGATGTACTGCTTGCTGTAGTCGGCCCCATCCTTCGGCAGCGATAGGTTCGGCGAGGTGTAGTTGATGCTTGACGTTCTGACGACGGCTTGAAGATCGTTGATCACCGACCCAGAGTCGTTCGAGGCACGCATGGCCACTGCCACCGCCTTTACGTTATACGTAGAGTAGCTGGTGTGGATGTTAGAGACCGTGGAGGTCTCGATGAGATTCGTGGCGATGGCTTCGATGTAATCCGCCGTGTTGAGCTGGAACTCGTCGATGTCCGTGTATGAACCGGTCCACGCAGTGTTCGCGCCGTTGCCGTCAGGGTAGAGCGTAGCCAAAACCCACCCAATGGTGCTTTCACTGGATACGATGACTTGAGACACATTCAGTTCGTTCGTGGCCCCGGTCTGCCCTTTCCAGTGAATGCGTCCGAAACTGGCGTTGTCGATTGACGTGTCACCGGAGAACGTCGCTACCTGCGAACCGTCCTTCCATACGGTGAACTCACCAACGGTGCCGTCAACCTTGATGTAGATGTCGATGGCACCAGCGCCAGATGAGATAATCGAACCCGCCGAGGTGGTCAGGTTGTTCCATGCCGCGCTGGAGTACTTGTCGAGGTCCCACGTACCATCACCGTTCAGTCCGATGCGGAAGGCGTTACTCCCGTCGAGTTTCTTGATCTGAATCCAGTCATCGACCGCACCAGCAATCGCCTCCTGGTAAAGGTACATGTGAATGTACCCTTCAGTGATGTTCGCGGAGAAGTCCAGCTCGATCTCGCTGGTGGCCTGCGTGACCTTCATCGCACCGCGAGAAGCCGTAGAGACGTAGCGTCCCGCCGTGGTCTCGAAGGCGTAGTCCTGTCCAGAAACGGGGTAGAAACAGTCAGCTTCTCCGCCTACGGCGTATACGGTCATTTCGGGCTCCAGTGATCTTAGGGTTAACTCTTAAGGTTAAAAGTGACACCAAGATGTCTCGACAGGCGTCATTGGATCGTCCACCCTGATATGGTAAACGTCGCCTTCCTTTGCAAGGGGGCGGGGAGGGAGCAACGGGGCGCTATTCATCACGGCGGCTCCTTCCATAAGGATACCTTTGCCCTTGACTTCCTTGAGATAATCGTCGTCGAATAGCCTCTTGGGGCTGACGATACCACCGCCCACGAGTCCCCCGAGCGTCTTTTCCAGGTCGTATTCCATGCCCCCATTGATGAGTTTCGCCGCGTAGCAGGAGGGGCGGTGCTTCTCCAGGTCGATTCGTAGTTCGGCCTTTCTCCGCGATACGGTCAACCCGCACCACGACGCCTTACGCATCAGGTCAAGCATGTCAGATGCCTGAGTAGGCTCCAGGTAGAGACCCTTATCGTCGATGGAGAACACGTCGAATAGTTTCGGGGATACAAAGATTTTCCGCTGGGGTAGCTGTACTAGAACGGGCTCCGTGATCTCGGAGAGGGGCACCCTCTTCCACCGGCCTTGCCGAGGGACGCGGCATAGCACGGTATGGGACTCCCCGACGATCACCGGTTCTCCGCTGGTGCAGGCCAGCATGGACAGCTTCTCCTTGACGGGATCGCGGGAGACCTCGACGCTGCGGATGTTTCCGAACCAGTCGAATATCTTCTGGAACCCAGCCGCCTCGGCCACCGTGACCTGCTTAGCTCGACCCTTGGCATCGACCACGGTCAACATCTGATCTTTAGTTACAGAAAGGTGCATTAGATTCGCGTCCCGTAGAATGTAACACCGTAATCTGCGCCTGTGGCGTCTTGTGTGAAATCGACGATGGTGTAGTCGTTGTCGGCGTCCGACTTTGTGAGAGCACCGCCGCCAGCTACCAGAAGGTTGACGATGGTCAATACGTTGGTCGATTGCGAGACGAATACGGTAGAGGCGATGGCTGATGCCTCAATGGCTGCCTTCAGGTTCGTCGCCGAGTCGGTACCAGTCGAACCGGGGGCGACCTGCCCGCCGCCGCCGCCGAAGGTGAACACGACGGGAGTATCCGTTCCGTTGTCAACAGTGATAGTGTCGTTCGTGTCTGCAACCGCGTTGAACGTCACTGTGCCGGTTTCGAGCGCTTCATACTCGACGGTGAGTACGTCATCGATTTCGAACGTCTGCGCCGAAGTCATGTCGAAGGTTACCAGACCACCTGTGGAGACAATCACATCGCCAATCTTCGCGCCGTTCTTGTAGACATAGAACCGCGCGCCGGGGGATGGTGCGACTCGGACGGAGCCGAGTGAGCCGTCCATATCCACATCCCACTTGACGCGCTCCGCAAACACGTAGCGGAGGACTTCGGTGTCGTGCGTCGGCGTCCCCGAGGCGAAGAAGGCCGTTGTGTGGGGAATACCGGTGACAACTCCAGACTCGCCTATAACGTCAACCGACGATCCTGCGACCTGGAAGATTCGACCAGAGTTCGAAGGAATAATGTTCCCATTCACCGTGATGAGGAATGCTGTAGCGTTGTAAACAGCGATGATTCTCTGGGATGTGTTCCCGTTGACGGATGAAGGCAGCGTGATCGTCGAGTCCGCAGCCGCCGACGACACGTGAATCTCGGCGAACCGCACGAAGTCCGTCTCAGGCATAACGTAGGCGTTCGCTGTGAAATCCGACGACGTGAGCGTCTTACGCTTGTTGCCCGCTTCTTCCATAGCGGCGAAACCGTCGTTGACCGTAACGAATGCCTGCGTCTGACCCTGAGCCAGCTCGTTGATCAATAGAATTACTGACTGTCCCATGGCTTACTCCGCTGCCTTATATCTTGTCGCTACGGCCTCTTCGATTTCCGCGCTGTTACGCAGTTTATCGAAGCCGAACTTTTCGAGAATCCATTTGATCTCTTCCTCGGCGATCCACCCTAGGGCCGCGCCTCTACAGTAGATGTTGTAGAAGTTGCGGTCGCGCTTGTAGGTGATATCTGCGTCATCGAGGACGTGAGTCAGGACACCCAGTATGAAACTCTTCTGATCCAGCATTACTCTGTTCCTGTCGATGTGAGGAAGGTGATGACGCGAGACGGCCCAGGTAGATACGGCTCGCCTTGGAAGTTGTGCGCGTTACCGAAGCGGTCGGCGCATGTGTCGATAGTCTTGTCGCATCCTAGGGCGTAAACGAACTTGTCTCCGATCTGGATATCCCCACGGAGAATGTCGTACGTCTTGATCTCCTTGCTCGTGTTGTCCCACACGCGTACGAAGCTAGAACGCCCAGCATTGTTGCCGCTGAGCCAGATGATCTTCCCAGAGTACATCTCCTCAGGGGTCTGGTTGATCGCCGTTGCTTCGAATGCGCGGTTTGACACGAGGGAGGTCACCGCTGCGTACCCAAAGTTCAACCCCTTGGCCTGAACGATGGCGTCTCCATCAATCGTGTAATCAAGCGAAGTGTAGCTCAGTGTGGGGAGGGAACTGGCGAGGTAGCCCTCTTCGAGGTCTTCTGGGTGCTCATAGGCTGTGGGGAAGAAGTACACACCAACATCATCGAAGGCTACTTTAGCTAAGGAGCCGGAGTTGCCAGACTTGGCGTACAGCGTGACTTTAACTTTGGTGGCAGTCGCAGGCACGCGCCCACCCACTGATCGCGCGTACCACGTGTGCGTGGATAGTCCCGAGATATACCCGCTATCCTGCGTGTCCAGCACCGTATTCCCTGCGTCAAGGAATTGTAGGACGATGCGCGGTTCGGCTGTACCGTCAGTGACCGCGACGGCTGCCAGCAGTTCCGCATAATACCACCCCGCCGAGATGTTTGCGGCTGTCGCCTCCGTTGGGAGTACGATTGTCTGGTAGATGTTATACACCTTGTTCGGCGTACCAGACGCGTCGTCACCGCCCTCCAGGAACACGGTTCCGTTTATGGGGTTGAGCGCACCGTCTGAAGTCAACGACTGCCAGTACGAGGTGGGGGAATCCACCGTCCATCCAGTGAAGTCCTGCGCATTAGTGTTTCCGACAGCACCGTCAGATTCGAAGGAACCATTGATCAGTGGCAGCAGTTCATCCGACGCATACGTCGGTATCTTGACCGTTCGGAAAGCAGCTCCGCCCCATGTTCCGATGACATTTGTCCAGAAGCGTGTGGCGCAGTCATCGAACGCGACGAATCCTGCCGTCCCCTCGTTGATCTTGACGACGAGACCGATGCGTACGGTGCGACAACCTGGGAGAATGAAAGACGTTACGCCAATGCCTTCCCAACTTTGGTGAGGAGGCGTCGTCCACGGAGTCTCTTCGCGCTTCAACGTGACTCCAGTTACATCGTACTGCTCGATGAACGCCTTACCTACGTTTAAGAACGTGCTGGAGGTCGCGGCGATCTTCGTTGAAAAGTCAAAACTGTAGTCACCTGTATCAACGTTAGCGTCAGGCATCCCTATAGTTACGGTGTCCAGGTCCATGTAGATGACGTGCTCTTGGCCCGAAGACCCGGCTCCAGCCTCTACATAGTTCGCGCCGTCCGCTGGTGTGAATGCGCTAGCCTGCGCCCAAACCGATCCACTTGGGACCGTCCACCCAGTTGTGGGCGCGCTCTCAAATGACAAGTTCGTCAGAGAAGGTGTCGTTACGTTGGCGGATGGTTCCAGGAACCAGTCGAAGGTCCGTACCTTCTGAAGATCGCGGCGGATACGCAACGGCATGTTGACGTATCCGCATCGCTTGCTACCGAGAGCGGCGCGACACGTCAAGGAGTAGCGCTCCACGAGAGGGCGCTGTAGAATGTGCGTCAGGCCGCGAAGTTGAATACGAGCAGAAACTCCCTCGTCGATCTCAGAATCTCCGAGTGTCCCGCGCTTGAGGGAGATGATGCCGTCGCCCGGAGAATCCCAGTTGACTAGGAACATCTCGAACAAGGCGTTGTCATAGAGACCAGATTCAAGATCGACCGTCTTGATATCGATTTCATCGATACCGATAGTCAGCTCTGCGTTATCAACAGCTAGATTATCCGTGCTCTCAAGCGCGGATACGTCGAAAGGAATGTCGGCGCGGTATAGGTCACCGCTAACGGTAAGGGCACGGTCATGTGTCGTCAGGCGCAGAACGACGCCATCGGTACGCGTGATCTTTATACAGCGGGTCAGCGACAGGACTTCGCCGTCAATGTGCGTCTGTAGTGGTGCCGGTATACTGCGCATTACGCTGTAGTCCTAATCTCGATGAGAGGGATCGAATCCCATGTTTCGAGTTCCCACGCCTCTTCCGTGATTTGCATCTCGTCTGTGTCAAAGCGCACGGGCACGTCGAACTCGCACGTAACTTTGATCGTTGCAGCCGCAGCGGGTGCAACGTCGAACGTGATGACACCTGTGTTGTAGTTCGCTGTATAACCGCTGCCTTGGAGGACATCGTTCACGTAGACTTCGAACACGATAGCGGGAGGACCGACGACAGGCGTGACGATCTTTCGAATCGTCCGCACGTACTCCTGCACACCAGCGGCGTACGTCTTTGTGATCTGAAAAGCAACGGTAGAGCCGTCGCCTGTGCCGATGAGTTCCTGAGAGAGCGTGTAATCACCCCAGTCCTTATAACGGAACCCGATAGCTTTACCGCGAACGGCGTAGAAGAAGTTGAGAACGGTTTCCATGTCCGCCTTGTCGCGGATACCGTGCGATACGTCGTAGACGCAGCGAGCATCTTGCCAGTTCATGTTCCGCTGCTCGTAACCAGACAAGGCTTCATAAACGGTCGTACTGAAGCTCGGACCGCCGCTTGAACCATAGCTGATGTCTGAGGGGAATCTTTCCTCGATAAAGGCGACCATTGGTGTGTATCCTGGTGTATTAGGGTTCTCTTAATATAAGGAGTTAAGGTTAACCTGTCAAGCCGTGTTGTAGGTGTCAGTGAGTCCACCAGCGATGCGGATTCTAAGCGGGTGCCCGGTTACCGGCTCCCCTTTGCCGTCTCTGGCAACGTGAGAGACCAAGACGTACGCTCTCGTGTGCTGCGAGGCCATCTCTACCTCGAAGTCCAGGAAGGGTCCTCCGTCGTCTTCTAGAGTTAATAGCTGCCACCCGGCTAGGTTCACCGCGTACTGATCGTCGTCCCAGGTGAAGTCAGAAGAACTTACTTCCTTTATGTAATATTCGTCTGATCCCCAGATGTCCGCAATATCCCCGCCTACACCGAGTACGTCGAAGAACAGCGGATGCTGCCGGTTGACACGAACAGTAAGGCGAGACTCGTCTCCGTCGATGGCGACGACTTCAGCAAGAACTGGAGGCCACGGACGCGCTGACCCGGCGTCCGCCTCCGGGTAGAAATACTGCGGCAGAGTCCCTGCTGGAGCCGTCTGCGCCACGAACACCTTAGCCCTGGCACCGCGCTTGGTGTAGTGAGACTCCAGGCTGATCTCCTTGATCGTGTCGGCACTATACAGGTATGCGCGCTCACCGTCTTCGTGTGCCATGTACGAAGACGTTCCAAGGTATCCACGAATCAGGTTCTCGAACAGTACTTCCCTATTCGCGCCAACGGTGTATTTACCGAACTTGATGTACTCTCGTCCGATGATGAGAAGGTTTTCCGTCTCCGTCTCCAGAACTTCGTAGCTAGGATAATCATAGCTGTTCAATGTCTGGATGTAATCTATCGTATCGTCTCTAGCAAACTGTACGACAACATAGTCATCTTCGTTAGAGGTCCACGGGGTCTGCCGCTCGCTGTGACCATGCGGACTGTTCAACGTGACGCCGAAGTGTGCCGCCTTGTTGATCGACGCCGACGTGTAGAGATTGGAAGAAGGTACAGTGTAATAGTAGTAGGCGTACTCCGCGTCGAGTCTGTCAGGGACAACTCCTTGGTGCTCCTGGACCCGCACCTGGACGCGTGTTGATGGGATATCCGCTGTGCCAGCTTCCACCGCAACGTACGCTATCTGCCTTCCGCTCGTAGAGCGCAGCGCAGCATCGTTTGATAGCGCATTAGTGAACAAAGCCACAGGGCGGTAAACACCGGACCGAATGACTCTGTTCGTGGCTACAGCGTTGTGCACGGTAGCGCTTGAAATGGACACCTGTGTGGCGAAGTCGTCCACCGAGAACTTGGCCGCAGTGATCTCCGTCATGTTGTCTGGAGACAAGAACGTCCCAGTCACGCGGTATGTCACGCCATACAGCGATACTTGGTCTTGTGTAGTGACTCCTATCTTCCGAGGCATGAGCGCGGCACCCATTGTCGTCTTCTCCGACCGCGAAGCAATGAGCGCCTGTTCCGCGTAAAGGCGCATAATGGCCGGGTCCTCGTTTACGCGTAGATCGTATTCGCTGACTTTGGTTGCTTGATATACATCTTCTTCATCCTCCCCGCGAACTGATAGTTCCTGGACCTGCTGGACGAGCCCTGTGGAGTCTATCGTCACGAACGCCACTCGGATAGAATCAGGGAGAGCCCCCTGGTTCAGCGATCCTCTATTTATAGTGTCAGCAATGATGTCCATGGACGGGTCCAGCGACACCACGGACGGGAGGTCAGACTTAGGCGCTAGTACTATCTCTGAACCATCATCAAAAACCGCTAGTTGGTAGAAGTCGATGACTTCTGTCAGGAACTTACTGACAGATGTCGATTCGGTAATAGCGTAGCCAGCAACGGTTACTGCGCTCAGTGCACGCCCATCCACGATATCCGCCGTAAGGGGGGAAGCTCCTGCGATATCGTCGATGATGGTGTTCAGCGGAATACGTAGAGGATTCACGCGGTTGAAGAATATACGCGCGATAGTGTTCGCTGTCGTCACATATGTAAGCGAACGAGTCCGCCCGTCGTAATACTGCGCTCCGCCCGAAGCATAAGACGGCCAGCCGAAGTAGCTTAGCGACCCTTCTTCGTACACGACTCCATCAGACAGATCGACGTATAGGACGACTCCGCTAACGGTCAGGAAATACAACGTATTCGAAGCGGAACGCGAAGCCACCGGGTTGCCGAACTTACCCCACGTATCTATCGCGTAGGGTATGGTGGAGTTCCACACGACAGACATGTCCGATGGATCAATCTTCGTCAGACGGTACACACCCGACGTTTCCTGACGAATGAACAACAATATCGTGTTGTCGCTGGCGACGTTCACCGCCTGAATGATCTTGATACCTGTAGTATCCGCTCCCCATATATCGGTGGAAGGAACGCTTGTCAGCGAGAACTCGGCACCAGTCAACTCGCTGAGGAATGAGCCATCGTCCCCTGCCACCTTGAACTTGCAGATGTCGAGCGCCGTGGCGGAAGCGGCGTCAACGCGAAACTGGATATAGTACGAGCCATCCGCGCTGTGATACATCGCATTCTCGACGACATCTCCTGTGCCGACGTACTGGCGCGGATACTCAAAATCGTCGTTTGGAGTCAGCGTCTCGTCCGTGTAGTCATAGTCGATATACTTAACGTAATCAGCCTCCGTCGTGTAGTAGACGCGATCATACCCCTTGGCGTCCTCGACGCTGAATCTCCGTGTTGCCACGAATAGCGGCTTGCCGCTGTGAGCGGAGATTCCTACCTTATCTCCTGTGGGATTCTCATCGTTGTCTATGATACGAGACACGAATGTCTGATCGTATACACGTGCCTCTTCGTAGTGAGTAGCGAACGGGAGGAAGTGCAGCGGATACCCAGATTCCAGCGCCACGAAGTGGTCGGTCGATGGAGCATACGGGACACCCCAGCGCTCCTCCATCGTGTCCCAGTCAAAGACAGTTACGTCACCTCCCTCGGTAACGAACATCTGTCCCGTTCGCGGCTCGACGGCCAAGCGCTCTTCATCGATAGTGTAGGCGTTGTCGCTTTCGAGATACCTGTAGTCGTTCTCCAAAAGGGAGGCCACCTCTATGCGCAAATCCGGGAACTTTCCGTCGAAGTAATTTAGGTTGATATTATCAAGGCGAAGATAGCAAAGATTCCTGTAGGCAGGCACTCGACCAAACCCGTTCTCTTCTGCCGCTGCCGAGTAGACGTGCTGGGCGGCTGATCCTCGGAAGAACCTGATAATGGGTTTGTCTGCCTCAAGTGCGGACAAGTCGAATGAGTTATTCGCCGCAGCGGCGCTGCTGAAGTCGTCTGTGGATTCTCCGATGGCTTCGAGGAACAGCAAATCGTTATAGAGCAGGTAATCGCCCAGCCACACGCGAACGATACCGTCCATCTCCCCGACGCAGAGGCCGACGAGCATGTCGATATAGTTGTTGTAGGTCTCAGCCGTCTTACGACCTGTAGGAAGTTCGTATGTTACGCTGCTGAGGATGTTCCGCTGATTACCTATCCATATGATGTTTCCGCCAACGACGTAGCGGCCCCAAACGCGCGGGATGATGTTGAACGACGACGATGTTTCTAAATCTTCGTAGTTGGGGGTCAGCCCAGGTACATCGATGTCATCGTCCTCGTCATCATCCCCACCGTCATCATCATCTTCGTCGTCCTCACCGAGGGTTCCCGACTGACAATGCTTGCATTCGCATATATTCACGATGTCTTCAAGGCACGCCTCGAACTGATCCTTGATGTCATCGTACACCTCTCGCTCTGGTTCGAGAGACTGTGTTTTTCCGTAGTAACTACCCCCCTCGTCGTTTCCGTAGCGAGGGAATCCGCTGTCGTAATCGCGACGAAGTTCAGAGTTCTGGATGTAGATGTCGATGAATCGGCGGGTGCTATCGAACACTCCCGTACGCCACCCTTCGATACAGTCGAGAGTGTTGACGTAGAAGCACTCCGTCAGATCACTTTGACCTACCTCAGGTATAGGCGAACATTCAGGGCCGTGCCCCTTGATCTCCCCCTTAAGGTCCTCGCAGTGCTCTGCGTACTTGCCCTTACCGTCCGACTCCGTTCCAGCGAACAGCTTTTCCACCATCTCTTGCGCGTCAGTGGTCCACTCCAGCACGTTGGAGCTTTCCCCTTTGATACCCATAGCGTCAGAAGTGAGCTTCGGCCCGTAGCCGTAGTTCTCTGTCCCTGTCTCGCCAAACCTGCTCATAGTACTCTCAGCCCTCTCGTTGGGCGGTCAGTGTAATCCCCTGGGGGGAATTTATATACGGCGCGAGTCTCGCCGTACTCGTTTGTGGTGATCAGTACGACGACAAGAGGCTCTGTGAGGTCATCCCAGATGACTTCATACGTTGTTGGCGAACCATAAGTGAACTCCCATCCAGAGGTTAGGTAGTAACGTTCTCTGGACCCGACATCCTGTCTGACGAATATTGGGTCCGATCTTGCGAAGATATAGTCTCTTGACGTTCCGTAGCGCTCGGCGTCGAACAGCGCCTCGTCGTAGTCGGCGCGGAGGAGATATATACTCTTGTTCCCGAGCATGTCGTACGTTGATAGTCCCTGATCGGCGCTGTCCACATCGAAGCCGCTGTTCCGACCATTGCGCATGCGGAAGTAAACCAGCGTATCCCGCGCCCCGAATGAGGCATTGACCGTAAAGGCCGACAGGCGATCCAGGCGCATAACGTATCCTGGATCAATCGGTAGGAGCACGTCCTCTTCAACGTATGCGTCGAAGCGGCGACGGTCCGTCCCTCTAGCATATGTGAATAGCTTAAACGTCTGTCCAAGATTCTCCGCAGAGACCTCATAGTCAGCACACGTCGCGGGATCGACTACAACGCACACTTCCCCGATGACATGCTGATCCGCGAACTGCTCTGTCAGGTGCAGGTTCCTGATCAAGTTATTGAACGTCACCTCCTTAGACACGCCCACCTGTCCAACAGCGTAGCCGTACTGGATGATTTCCTTACCGACGACGAGCGTGTTGTAGTAAGGATCGACTGTGCGCCGATCTGGGACTTTACCATAGTGGCTAACCTTCTGCAACACGCGGTCAGCCATTTCCTGATCTGCGAACACGATCTTTAATGAATCGTCCACAAATGTTTTGAACCGCGCCGTTGGGTGCGTGGCAGGAAGCGCCGAGAGTCTGCCCCACATCATCGAGTTATAGGTCTTCAGTACGGGACCAGACGGCACGTAGTCGATCATCGAATTCGTTGGCGCTATCGTGGTGGGCGCGTCATAGGCTTCGTCGATGTTGGAGACGCCAGCGTAGACGCAGGAGGACTGTACTCGCACGGGGAATATTCCCCTAGTGGAGACAGCCATAGGGCCTCCCAGTGTCAACGTCGTCTCATCTATGGACCTTCTACGGCTGATCACCTCCTGTGCCGACAAGGGCACTTCTTCGCTGTACTTGGAGGGATCATCCTCTTCGATCTCAAGCTCAATTGTAAGGTCTGCCCCAACAGTTACTCTGTGTGCGCGGTTGATCGGGTCCATAACTAGCGTGTCCCCCGGCGTCAAACTGAGATATCGAGGGGGGAGTGTTAGCGTCTGTCCGCGACTTGTCTGTTCACCCTTGTAGGCCAGTCTTTCCGCCAACTGTCGCATGAACAGGTCTGTCTCAAGGACGGGCCAACTGTAGGTGGCGTCTGCGCCGAATAGCGTTCTTTCAGCCGTGTGGTCGAACGTGAAAGTCTGGTCCACGATCTCCCCGAACAACGGGACGCTGAAGTAGGATACGCGGACCGTTCTATCCTCTTTATTGACCGAAGTTCTGGACAACGGAGACTCGGTTAGCACGTCATTCGCGTCAATGATTATAGCGGTGTCAGTTGACAGGGCAGAGAAGCTGATCCGCTCATTCGCCGAGAAGGTGAATTGGTAGATGTCAGCGAGGGCCTGCATGATCTCTGCGGCTGTCTGATAACTTCCAGATCGAAAGCCTGTTACCTCTATCGTGTCGATGTCAGTGTAGTCGAAATCAGTCACGGACAGCCCGAGACGAGCTGTGAGGTCACGCGCGACATCTCCAACCGTCTCGTTGGTCGTGGAGAACTGTTCTAGGACGATTTTGGATAGTTTTCCACCAGCGCTCTCGTAGAAGATCGTCTTCGCCTTCGAGAAGTAGAATTGCTTACCGTCTAGTGACGCGGGTATGCTAGTCAGCGGCCACGCAGCCTGCTCTCCGGTGTTGACGTTGAGCCTATACACCGTAGAACCGTAGATGTAGAAGAAATAGTTGGATACCGGCACGTCAACTGGTGCGTACTTACCAAACCCCGGAGCGGCGGTGATCGTCTCCGACCACTGTACTGCATCGTTCTTCCAATATACGGCTCGGTAGCCAGCGTTGTCCACAGTGAACACGACGAACCCTCCGCTGGCGTGCGGAATCGCCCCAAGCAAGACTAGGGAGTGAGAGTTGTTGAATGTCAACAACGGTAGGTCATATTCATACCACTCTTCGTTCTCAAGTAGGAAGTCTGAAGCGGCTCCGATGAGTCTAAGCTCCCTCACGCGGATTGTGTCGAACGTTCCAGCGTGGACACGGAGTAGGTATATGGAGCGCTGGAAGGCCGAGATACCTGCCGCTTGTGCCGTATAATTGTACGATTCTACCGCGACATCGTGAACGTCGGTATCGAGTCCGCTCAATTCTCGTATCGACACGCTGTCGGCAGGGAATTGCGGAATCACCTCTCCTATCTCTTCAGCTATGGCGTTTCCATCACCAGACTGCGTTATAAGAGTCAGGGACGAATTCCCTGTCATATCCGGCGTACGGAACATGAAACTCTGAGATATCGGCAGCGACGCCAGATAACTGCCGTAAGTCTGCTCAAACGCTGAGTCGTAAACACCTATATTCACGCCGTCGTAGGTGACGACACGGCCTAGAGGTGTAACCTCAATCGGATTCGCCACCGGCTTGTCCCACACCTGTGTGAGACTGTCCGTGTCCAGGCACATAACTCCGCCAGAGGATTCCGCATATGCCCGTTTAGCTTCCGGCGAGACGGTCCAAACGATAGCAGAATCCTTACCGGGGATGGCAGCTCCGTCGAAGTTAGCGGTTTCTCTCTTCGCGCTCTTGACTACTTCTATGGAGAACTTCGGAAACTGCGTAAACCCGCTGAGTTCGAAATCCCCCAAAACAAGATAACTGAGCCCACGGAAGGCCGGAGCCCGTCCGAAACCGAACTCCTCGGCAATCGCTTGACGCGCTTTCTGCGTTCTCGCTCCGCGCATGAGTTCGAAGGTGTCCTCGAACGCGGCGTAGGATGGGTCGTTCCGGTCATAAAGCAAAGAGCCGTCAACGCGGATTGACATGATGTCAGAAATCTCACCAGCGCAAAGTCCGATGTGCATCGCTACCTTATTGCTGATGCTGACCGCTGTCCGTATCGTTATCGTCTTCGTCTCAGGGTCAGTGGTAGAGTAAGTGGTTTCCTTCCTATCCGGGTATACGTCACTTATCCAGATGATGTTACCCGGCATGTAGGCGCGGGTGTATACCAACTCTATCAGGCCCCCGTATTGGGAGTTCGTGCTGAACTCGACCTCGCCAAGACGATCTGTCTTGTACACACGGTCGAACTCGTCTTCTCCCCTCCCACCGTCTCCTCCTGGTGGCCCACTGTCAACGTCACACTTGAGAGAGTTACAGTAGCACTGAACCGTACTGCAATCAGAAGCGGCCTGATAGTAGCAGTCCCGCATGCAGAGGGTATGGTCTGCCAGAATGTTGTGGAAGTCGCGGTTACCGTCTGGTGTGGGTCCTCTGAAGTAGGAACTATCGCCGTATCCGTAGATGTTAGTCCGCTGGATCGAATCAGAGTTCTCGTAAGCTTCGCTGGGCGTAAATATACCGTCGATGAGCGAGGTCTGCCCGTCCATGCCGGTGGCGAGTCCCTCCTCCTTCTCTTTGTCGCACTCTTCGATGCACTTCTTAAGGGCCTCTTCGCAGTACTCCTTGGCCTCCTCAAGACATTCCTTCTTGTTGGCAGCCCCGATCTCTGGGTTCTGCGAACAAGTCGGACCTGTACCGCCGCGAGAGCAGCTATCCCCAGGCACCTTGCACTGTTCTTCAGAAGACACTGTGTGTTACTCCGAATTTGACATCGTAGAACGCGCCGTTCTGGATTCTGAACTGCGTCCCTGCTGGCAGATAGTGTCCAGTCGCTCTCTTGTAGTTCAGACCCTTAACAACGGCCATATACATAGGCGCTATCAGTTTCCAACTCTGCACGCTCGGGTTGTCGATGTATCCCAGAGAGTACAGCGTGCTTGTCTCTAGGGTCATGTCTATCTCGTAACTGAACCCCTGCTTGTAGTCGGAGTATGGGATCGCTAACTTGAAGTACGGATGCCCCGGTCCCTCCTCCCATGCCGTCTCGAACTGTTGCCTGTCGAATTGACTCGACAAGAAGAAGATTCTCAGAATCTCTCCGTGCATTATACCTTCTATCTGCGAACTGTCCGTCAGCGTGTTGCGGAAGGGGACACGCGGCCAGTGCTTGTAGAAAGCCCGTAGAGGGTGGTCCTTGTAGACGAAAATACCACCGTACCACTCCTCACGGAGGGACGAGTATGCTCTCCGATCAGTACGCCGTATGGAGGATATCGTCGGCGACGCCAAAGAAATCGACACCTCTTCGAGTTGGCCTGGGTACGTAGTCATATCCGTCCACGTGAAAGACTGCGGCGTGTAGTACGCGCACAGTTCTCCGACTTGGTGCCTACGCATGTACCACTCAGTTCCGAACTTCCCACGGAACAGTCCAGTGAACGTGACCGTGCGGTTGTCCACGTCGATACTGTGCGACATGAACTGTATCTGCTCTTTGCCGACCACGAGGAGGTTGGTCGTGTAGTCTGCCAGAAGCTCGTCATATGTGGCGTCAGAGAACGTGCCGACAGGAATGTCTTTAGCGAACTTTATGACGACCTCGTTCGTTCGATCTGTGCTGAACTGTGCAGTGGAGAACTGGTCGAGTCCGCTGACTAGCGTCCCTATGATCGCCTCTTGCGTGGCGGCAGTCCGCTTACGCGGTCCGTTTGCTGGATCATTCCAGTATACAGGACTTGCCGCGAACCCGTCACCGAACGTCGATGTCTCAGGGTTGAATTGTCCAATCCACACCCGCTCACCGTTATGTCCGTCGCGCGCAGGGGGCGTGCTGATGACTACCGGCATATTCGTTATCTTGGAGCTGTACGGCATCGTTGACGAGTACGTCCCGAAGTCAATCGCACTGAGGGCTGGAACCTCGCTATATAGTGACGTGTCGTCCTTGACCGCTGTGAAGGATGACTTAAGGGTCGAGTCTACGGTGAACTTCTCGACGCGTGCCGTCTCTCCGTTGGACATTGTAACGAAGTCCAGCGGCTCTATCGCCAGATAACGCGGTCCGAGAATAGTCTGATACTCACGGACGTTCTGAAGACGCTTCATCATCTCCATCTCAGCGGACAGGCGCGCAGTGAGCGCATCCGTGAACACTTTTATATCGATGGTGATGCCGTTTCCGATGTCGCCCTGTTCCTCGCCCAAGATGATATCACGGTACACGTCCTGATAGGACACGGCGTGTTCCTTGTTCTTGTCGAAGTACAGGACTCGAACGAAGTTTATGTCGTCCAGGCGGTCTGTGTAACGCCGTGACTTGAAACTCTGCGCGTGGGAATCGTCATCGATAACCGTTGAACTTGCCGCCGTTAGCGGGATAACACGTACTCCTCGCGAAGCTTCGACGAGACCCAAGTGATAGAACTCCGATAGCTGGCTTATCGCTCCAGCGGCGCTCGCCTGATCCGTTATAGCGAATCCGTCCACCGTTATGGATTCGAGGTTGGACACGTCATACTGCGTGTCGTCTAATCCCGCGCGAGTGGCGAGAGAACGGACGATACTGGCCAAGGTAACAGCCTCGCCCACAGCACGCCCTGGGCGAGAATAGGTCACCTTTCCGAAAGCAGATACGTAAGTCAACACACGAATATGCGGATCGAAGTACTGCATCCCGCCGTAAGCCGGTGCGCCGTCTTCAGCGATATCGTACACCGTCTTCAGTTCACCGTCTTCTAGCCGTAGAGAGTAGATTATACTGCCAGCCACGTATTCGAAGTATTCCCCGAACGAGCGTGGGTTCAACTTCCCAGTCGGTGACGTAGGTACTGTCGTTACCCACGTCGGAGTAAGCGGGGAAGCGGTATCGACTAGCACTGCTTTATACGTTCCGGCGTCGTCGAAGAATAGCACCGCGCTGGATATTTGTCTGAGCCACGCGGCGTTCAGCAGCGTCGCGGTGTCGGTCAACCCCCAAGCTGATAAGGACAATGAGAACGTTTCCCAGTTGCCGTCGTCGATCAACGTTGACGGAAGCGGGGCCGTCTTGACATCATACCAGTCCAGGTGCAGGTCGCCAGAGGACTCTTGTCCGATACCGAGAGCGCGCGTTGTCGGCGCGAATTCGAATGCGCCTTCGGCGATGTCAACGATGTCGAAGAACTTATAAGTCGTCAGCGAACTATTAGTGTTTGATGAGATCAACGATAGGGCTGCGTTGTTGTCCTTCGCCGCGTATACCCGTAGCGTGTTACTGTCGGATGTACCGATGACGCGGGTGTCGCTCAGAAAGTCAGGGATACGCCCGACACCAACTTCGTCAGCGACATACCCCACCATGAGAGATGACTTCTCGTTTCTGTCGATACCACCTCGCCATACGAGCGTCCCGGCATCCTCCTGGTAACCGAGGTCGTCGTACGGAGATAGCCGGATGGACGCTGTGTTGATGTCAACGGTATCCTGCCACAGAACTTCTCCAGTCTCCTTGCGCAACTCAATGGACGTAGCATTGGATGTTACGAAGCGACGCGAATAGGGACTCACAACGGTAGCCGTCGCGTCCGTCACTATCGTCGTGTCCTCCCAGGCCACAGTACCACCAGACGATCCGGTGGAAACTTCCAGCCTGATCTCGGGCATGGTATTCTCCACCCCAGTAATCGGATAGTTTTCAATGTAGACGACCGCCAGACCCCGATAGCCGACGTTGCGCCCGAAGGAGGTCAGCATCTCGGGGGCAACCTTTTGAGTATTAGACCCAGAAAAAGTCTTGACAGAAAAGTCGTATTCAGCGACCAGCGGAGAGATGATAGCGGAGGTCGATGTTGTATCGAGCACCAAGTCTGCTCCAATCCACATCTTTGTAACGCGGTCAACGACCCCTTCACAAATACCCACGGCGAAGTTTATGGTGGGGCGCTCCTCGTCGTCATAGCTAGGCTCGGATATCCAGATAATATTCGCACCGAGAAGCACGGTTCCGAACACTATTGGGATGTACGCGCTTGTATCTGAGAACGTTATCGGATTGTAGTCTACGACACCGCCGTCCTCGTATATAACATCCGGGTCGTCATCGTCACCACCAGGGTCGAAGCCGTTGTTGTCGTCACAGAGCGTACAGGTAAGTCCTGACAAACCGGTGCAGAAACATTCTAGCAGCGGGTCAAGGCAGGCGTCCGTGTAGCACTGTAGGTCATCCAGCGGCTCCATGGGCTTAGCCCCGCCACTGCTGGAATCGTGCCTGAATAGGATGAACTCTGGCATAGCGGCGAGAAGGTCGCTGCGGCACTGCCACACCTCGGACGTGCACTCAAGCATGACGCGCTTGATGCAGTCCTTCTTCTCGGGGTCTGTCGTCTCTAGCCGTTTGTCGCTACAGTACGGACCAGACTTTCTCTGTACGCATACAAATTGGGCCATTTGGTCATCATGACGAGACGCGGCGTGTCGCCCTCTTGATCTTGTCGGCGAGGCTCCGCACGATCTGGTCCTCCGACCGTCTGAAGCCGTCCACGTCTTCGCTGTTCAGGTTGATAGTTACGGTGATAGTCTGGTTATTCGTGGTTGATCCGTCTCCGGTCTGAGTTCCGCTATTGTTCGGGCGGTTCGGTCCACCGGGGGCAGAGGCGTTGAAAGACATGTCGGCAGGGTTGCCGAACGTCCCGACGAAACTATTCTCCGAAACCGCTGAGTTGCGCCCAAAGTTGGTCATGAACCCACGGATGTCTGGAGCGTTAAGGTTAACGTCTACGGTAGGAGATGTCAAGTCACTAGTCTGCTGCCCGCTGTTCGCGGTGACTGCTGAGAACCCGCGACTGAACGTCATGTTGAGCTTGTTAAGACCATCCGCGATCTGCTCAAACGGACGCTCGTCGATGGTCCCAGACGTGTCGATCTGAACCGGCTCTAGGCGGATGTCCACAGGAATCTGCCGTCCGCGCGATAGCGGCACAACCGCCTCGTTCGGGTGAAGTATCGATGGGATGCCACCACCAGGGAGTTTGCTGAGCTGACGCGAAGTGTTGGCTGTACCTTCCGCGAATGCCGGAGCGTTCTTGAAGGCGTCACTGGGCACGCTCATCTTCTCCGGCAGGCTTTCAGACATACCGCCGTAGCGTCCAGAACCAGCGTCCGTGGTGCCTCCGCCAGCCGACGCTGCGGCCTGTGCAGCCGCCAGCGCCTCTTCCGCTGCGCGCTTGAGGTCGTTCATACGCTGGATGACTGTATCCAGTGCCGATAGGAGGTCACTGAGTACGCCGATATACTGCTCTGTCCCCGCCTGTGCTGTAGCGAATCCGTCCTTTACCGCTGCTCCTGTCGCGGCTAGTCCGTACATTTGTTCCGTAGCTCTGGCGAAATCCGCCGCAGAGTCGCGAAGGTACGCGATCATCTGTTCAAGAGATACGCGGGCGATATCAATACCCGGAGCGGTTTCCGGGATGGATGACAGCGCACCAGCGAAAGCCACCATCGGTTGAGATGATGTTAGCACTGCCTGAGAGATTTGCGTGAAACTCTGCGCGAGGACAGTCATCTGCGGACCAGCGGTCGCAGCGCTCTGAGCGAACTGGCTGAACGCTTCGTTGAACGGAGTCAATCCTGCGTTCAGGTTCGGCAAGACTTCAGCAATTCTCGCGAAGCTAGCTTCTAGGGGTGGGAACGTCAAACCGAGGGAGTGCGCACTCTCCGACGCCTTAGTAAAGTATGAGGCGATTCCGCTGAGAGTATCACGAATTCCCGAGAAGGTGCCCGACGCTTGATCCATAGCGTCGCTTACTTTCTTGACGTTTCCGCTAGCCTTGTCAGAAGCTTCGCTGGCTTCCTTGATTTTCTCGGCAGTCGATTGAGACGAACCTGCCAACTTATCTGCATTCCCTGCCGCTTTCGCCATCTCATCGGAGGTACCGGTGATCTGCTTCTTGAGGTCTTCTAGGGCTTTCTTTTCAAGCTCGGCTACCTCAATGTTCTTTCCGTACCTAGAAGCAAAGTCCTCGGCGACCTTCTTCGCAGCTTCCCTGATAGAGATGTCCTCGCGCAGCGCCGTAGCCACGGTGCGCTGGGCAGCCGCCGCTTGTAGAGCGGACGATATGCCAGACTCCGTTGATGCTAACAGGTCAGTCTGCGCCTTTATAAGCCTCTCGGTCTCCTCGGCGTCTAGCCCCTTCTCCTTGCGGTGTTCGCGGAAGGCGTCAAGGTTTTGCTTAGCAGCGTCCACTTGCTTGATTAGAATCTGAGCAAGCAACTCGTTTCTATCCGCAGCTTTGTCTAGAACGTCGGCCTGATCCTGCCACGACCTCGTGGCCTCCTGGATAGAGAAAGCCATCTGTGCGGCTTCCTCTTTCGTTTTACCGAGAGATACAAGTTGACGCGCGAGATCGTCGGCATTCTTATTCAGAACGACGCCCCATGTCTGAATGGCTTGTTTCTGTTCCTTGAGCTTCTGCGTAAGCTCAGTCATACTCAACGACCCCTCCTTCTGACGCAACGACCACTGCTGGAAGTTATTGTTAGAGGAGTTGATCTGACTGGACACTTCCTGAATCTGCTGCTTAAGTCTTGCCGATCCATCCGATACAAGAGTCTGCGCGCCGAAGAGGGACTTGTACTCCTTGGAAGACTGCTGTACTTGTGCGAGTTGTGACTGCAAAGCCAGCTTCTCACTCTTCAATCCAGCGACCCATTGTTCCTGCTTATTCTTCGCGCTGTCAATCGCCATCTTATGCGCGTCCATGCTGTTCTTAACATCCTTCAACTGGATGTCGATAGCCTGCACCTCTTGCTTGGCGGCTTTAGCTGCCTCGGTGAAGGTGAACATTGAGTTCGCACTGGCGATGATCTTCTCTGGAGTCTGCGCCGCCGTATCTACAAACTTCTGCAACGCCTGCTGCACGGTGTCCGTCTTGGCTGCCGCGTCCACGCTGCTACCGGAGAACGCGGCCACCTTGGCAGTGAGTCCGTCCCAACCTCCGATAGCGTCATAGATGACTGAGCCTAGACCAACCAGCGCGGCGATAACGAGCGCTATTGGGTTAGCCTTGATGACGGTATTAAGTCTAGCCACAGCGGCGCTCAACACGGTAGTGGCTGTAGTCGCTGTGGCCGCAGCCGCCGTCTGCGCACCGAGTGCTGTTGTGAGTCGCGCCGTGCTGACGGCTCCGGCTGTCTGCATCGCCACTGTTCTGCCAAGGGTCGCCTGATACACGGTCTTAGCCGCAGATGCGAGGAGCACCTTTGCGTTCAGGAGAACATACTGCGCAGCTAACGCACCAATGGCCGCACCGAGTACTTTAGATACAGAGGCGACAACGTTCATAACGCCGCCAGACTTCTGGAACCAGTCAACGAGAGCCTGCGCTCCAGGGATGAACCCCACGATCTTCTCTATGACGTGTCCTATGGCGTCAGCTATGGCGGTGAATCCGGTGATGAAGCCTCCGATTACGCCTCCGACGAGTGCCTGCATGACGCCCATGAGATCGCCGAGAACTTTGGCGAACGCCAAGATAGACGCGCTGTTCATAGCTTCGTTCAGCGCCTTTAGTCCTTGTGTGAACCCAGCAAGCGCGCCGCCGTTGAATCCGTTCGCCATAGCCTCCCTAAGGTACGTCATCGCGTTACCGAGTTGTGCGATCTGTCCCTGAGCTAGCTGGGCCTGCGTCGCCACGGCCTCGCCGAACTTAGTCTGGAAGAGCTGGGACAAGCGTGGTAGCAGGTCTTTAGCTAGTAGCTGGCCAGACTCCATCATTTTCTGAAGTTCTGCGGTCGTTTTCCCCATCGCCTGTGCCGCGTAGGTCACTGCGCCAGGGAGGGCGTCACCCAACTGCTGCTTCAATTCTTCAGCGTTGACGGTACCCTTAGACATCATCTGCGTAAGCGCGGTGAACGCGCGCTCGCTGCTGATCGCGTCTCTATTCAGCGCCCGGAGGCCGACTGAGATGCCCTCGTAAATCTTAAGAGTGTCTGCCGCCGAAACACCAGTGGACTCCGCCGCTGCGCGGAAACCTAGGTAGTTCTTCGTCAAGACGTTGATGTCAGTAGCCGTCTTAGCGGCGATATCCTTAAGAGCGCTCAGTGCAGCCGTACCAGCGCCAGACTTGCCGTCGATGGCGTCTACTGCCGTCCCGAATGCCTGAAGCGCCATGCCGGTCTGCAACACTGGTCCGAGAACAAGCTGTGCGGCCTCGTAGATACCGCGCAGGCCGATGGCTACGCCGCCAAGGACAGCGGTGACCGCACCAAAGTTGCCGAAGTTGCGCTGGAGACCCTGGAATATCTGACCTAGAGATATTCCCTGCTTACCGAGGTCTGACATAGCACGTGCAAGGTTACCCGTCGTCACACCCATATTGAGCATGTAACCGACAGTGTTCGCGATCTCTCGACCGATGCCGCGAATGTCGTTCTCGATCTTGCGCTGTGCTACCGCGAAGTCCCTGGTCTGCTTCGCCGCCTGAGAAGCTGCGTTACCTGCGGTGCGGAACGACACGCTCATGCGGTCGATCCCCTCCGGGGCACGCAGACCTTGAATGTTCTGGCTTAGAGCCCTCACTGCTTCAGCAGTTACCTGGACGCCGCTAGACGACGTACTGAAGCGCGACAACGCATCGGCTGCCGTGCTTAGTGCGCCGCTCTGTATGTTCTGGACCGCTGTATTGAACTGCTGGAGAGACGTGAGGACGTTCGAGTCGATGGCGCGGATATTGCGCATCTGCTCGTTAAGGCGGGAGATGACTTTGCTGACACCAGCAGTCTGTGTAGTGGCGTTGGCTTGGAACGTAGTAAAGCTTTGCGAAAGGGCGTCTAGCGCCGCTTTCGCTGCTGTTACGTCGATCTCAATCCTTAGTTGATCGGCCACTAACGACGCCCCCTACCACGCCCGCTACCTTGATTCTTGCCCTTCTGAGCCTTAGCCCGATCCTTAGCGATCTTGTCGTAGCTCTCCTGAAGGTAGACGTTATCCAGTTCGTGAACTACGTCGAGAAGGTAGCGAGAATCCGCTTCGTCGAGTCCTTCGATATTCGCCAAAGCGTATATGTCGGATAGAGATATTGGCTGTGGCCCGTTTTCGTATGAAGCTCTATGCGAACTAAGCAGTACGAAACAGCGCCACAGCCATGCCCCCTCCGGCAAAACCTTGGGAAGATTCGGATCGGGTGAATCTTCCTTACGCTTGATGCCCTCCTCTTTCAGCTTAGCGAGCCAGTCGCGGTGCTTCTTCTGAGGATGCTTCAGATGGTATCGAAGGACTTCGGTTAGTTTCCCACCACTTCTTCCTTCTCGTCGTCCCGATAGTTATCGAGAGACAGACTGATCTCAGCGACGGCATCGCGGAACTCAGGAAGCTCCTTGAACAGCTTCAACGCCACGCCGGGGGAATAGGCGATTTCGGCTCCCTCACGGTCCAAGACGCCTTTCCAGTCCACGACGATGCCACGGGCGATGTGCTCGGTTGTGATGTCGTCCTGGATGTCGTCGGGGAGAGACGCACCGAACTTGTTGACACGCTTGTACGGGGCTTCAAGCTCGTCGCGGACGTTGCGCGACTTTTTGGACTTGAAGCGGCGAATCTTGACTTTCATGGATGGGCCGAAATCGAACCACTTGCCGTCCTCTGCGGCGCTTTCGCTGGTGGCATACAAGTCGTAGATCGAGGTCATGCTGGTTTACTCCGTGTGCGTTGCTTGTGGTAAAGGTTAACGATTATGGTTAATCGGTATGGTTAATGTAGTGAAAAGGGGGCCTCTTGTCAAGGCCCCCTCTTCCCTCCCTCCCCGGTTAGAAGCCAGGATAGTCCGTAGACACATCTCCACCCGCGTCTTCGCTGATCAGTGTCACGCTCCACTCGATATTGAACGACACGACGGTGACACCGGTACCGTTGTAGTAGTCCAGGAAAATCGGGCTACCGGCTGCGGCGTAGCCGATGAAGCACGCGGGACCAGCGTGGGGTCCAGTCAGTTGCCACAAGTTCTGACCGAGATACATGCTCACCGTCTGATTCGCGTCTATGGAACTGTCAGCCATGACAGAAAAGGCGTACATCCCAGACACAGGTGCTAGAAGGTAGTCGGTACCGGCCTCGTATCCAGACTTGCTGGCTGTCGGCCAGTTCTGCGAGTAGATGTACGCCTTCTGTGCGTAGGTGACCTCGACGATATTCCCGTCCGTTACGTTAGTCACGGAACCTGTCTGGTGGTAGATATACGGAGACACGCCTCCACCCCCGCCACCGCCGCCAGTCGAAGACCAACTAGTCCAGACGCCACTGGATAGCGCGCGTGTGCTCTCGACTCCTGTTGCCTTGTTGACAACGTGCTGGATGACCTGCTGATCGCCAGGGGTGCTGTTGGGAAGACGAGTTACGTCTACCAAGAACGATCCAGCGGCGGGTCCGTTGATAGCCTCTGCTACGTCAAAACGTGAGGTCTCGTAGATGAGGGTGTTCAGGTCTGTACCAGACCGAATCTTTACTTCTCTGATTTCTGTCACTGCACTCTCCTGTTATTTACTGATATCCTGGACGAACGTGTAGCGCCCAACAGTCAGCGTTTGAACCTTGCTGCTCGCATCGGTCATTTCGATGTCGTAGTAGTAACCCCCTGGAGGCTGGTCTGCTCCAACAGCGTCCCACGCGAACTCAACCACACCATTCGCGGCGTCCGTTATCGTTCCAACGATCTCCAGTAGTTTCGTCGTTGCATCTGGAGGATTCTGTAGTTTGTCTATAGTCATGCGGAACGTGAAACCGGCGATGTTCACCGTCCCGCCGCCCGGAGACTGTACAGTGAACTCGTCAGAAATTGTGTCACCGCGATAGCGAGTAATAGTAGGTCCAGACATCACACCACCGTCTTTCTATTCGGGATACTAACTGTGAATTTACGCTGCGAGGCAAGGACGGACGTGTGCTGCTCTTCG